GCCATCAGTTTATCATACCCCTCAGGCGTTGCCCAAGACGTAGGTTTCCTAGAAGAATCAAAGGCTTGCGGGTAATACAAGTACCGCCCGATACCCCAACCTTTGGATGCACAACGCTTGAAGGCATCAGAAATTGATCCCTTCTCGCTCTCTATTCCAGTGTCACCAGCGCCATCAGATTTTGAAATCCACTTGCCTTCATGTAACACTGAGATAGTGCATATCTTCATCCCCGAATTGGTTTCGGTATACTCATCTTGCCAGTTAAACATGCCAACAACCTCATCCAACCTGTTAGCTACGTCCCTAGCATCAATGTAAACCAAATCCTTACCACCCTTAAAGCCTTTACGCCACTTTAATTGTGCAACAGGGAATGGTCGCTTTAACGCCATTTCTATGTAGTGCATTTTACTCCTCAACCTTTTCTTCTTTGATTGGTATGTATTTAATTGTACCGTCTTCTTCATATTTCACCATGTATTTCTTTTCTACCCACTCGCCACGTACAATAACTGTACCATCAGCGGGGATAAAACTTTGTGTATAAGCATCACCCCACGATCTTGATGTGAGTCTGTCAGCCACCTTTAAAATATCCATCATATTATTCACCGTTTTCTCCTAATAAATTAACAAAATGTTTAGCGTCGATAACTACTAACGGGTCGCGCCTGTTCTTTTTCATAACGAGAACTGGCTCGTAATTGCCTGAGTTATTTTCTGCTTGTTCATACGACTTCCATACGTTTATTGATTCCTGATTCTTACATTCGACAGAATAAGGAAACACACCTCTCGCTTTAGGTGACAACATAATGTCCTCACCACCAGCGCCCATACTGCGGGACTGCACATCATCCTCTTCAAGATCGAAAGACTTAATTAACAGGAGCCGGAACCACTGTTGAAGTCTTCGCCCTTTGTTTTTTGCTGATGACGATTTCACCTAATCCCACATCCTCTAGTTCACCCATTATACCACCGTTAGCAGGAATGTCAAACATTTTCTTCGGTAATTCATTCTCTGTATGGTAGTTCATTGAGGCCATATCCAAGTACAACTCTATCTCCCCCTCAGCACCATCAAAATGCCGCGCTTTACACAAGTTAAGGTAAGCATCAGGCGCATCAGGATTTTCAGCGAATGTCCGGCCCAACAGAATAACTGAGTCTGCTAAGTTGGTTATATCTGCCGATCCAGCGATAGACCATTTATCCAGCCTATCCTTAACTGAGTTGCCCTTACGTGCATGGGCAACCAGAACAACATGGACCCCAAGCTGCCTAGAGACATTGCATAGGGCTTGCACAACTTCTTTCTGCCCCTGCCAATCATCGCTGGCTGTACTCATGGTCATCAGGGAATCTACCAATATTAGATCCACCCCGAAGTTATCATAAGCATAGCGTATAACAGATAACAGGGTAGCGCGATCAACGGCACCGTGCTGGTCATAGAACCACAGCTTATCCTTAGCCCACATCGTAAAGTCTATACCAGCGTCCATCGTAGGCTCTGCTTGGAGCGTGGATTGCCGCCACATTCTAGCTAACTGAGCCTTAGGGGACATTTCTAAAGAGATAGATAGGCACTTATACCCCTGATTCATGGCACTTAGCATTATCTGACTAGCAAATAGGCTTTTACCCGCACCGTTTATGCCAGCTAACACCGTAGTTTCATCGGGTCTTAGCCTAAACTTCTTATCGAAGTAGGCAAACGGTAGCTTTATGCCCGTCATTTTCTCACCAGACATATAATAATCCATAACTTCCTGAGCAAAATCAGACGCTTCCCGTATCTTACGTTGCGCCGAAGTTATTTTGGAGTATTTTTGTAGGTCTTTTGCAGTGATTTCCAAAGTTCTTCCCTCTCTTTTTTTGTGTAAATTTTCACTGGCTTGGGCTTTGCCTCAGCCTCATTCCAGTATGGGTCTTTTTTCTTGTGGCCCTTAGGTGGTGCCACCATTGAGTTCCAATTCACTCTAGAATACCTCCCTCTCTGCATTTCTATTACTCTAGTAGGGTTGTCTACGGTATTGTCCATGAACTTGTGATTCACTCTACCAGACAACCGCTGTAAACGCAAGTAAATTTTCCACGCTTCTTCCATATAGACATCTATCTTCGCTGAACCGTCCCTAGACCGGCTAATGATTTCGATAGCCTTCATCGCTCTATTCATTAGGTGGTCTATGTGGGCCGATCCCTGATGCCTCAGTGTCGCTACTATTTTCTTAGGTATATTCCTTAGAATTCTTATTGCTCTATCTTCTAACATGCACCTTATTACCGATCAGGGCCTAAGCCCTTGTTTTCATTATACATCATACACCACTGAGCGTCGTTCTCAGCATGTAAATCGTCCAACTCCCTAAGCACCACCTCTAGGGCGGATTTCAGTTTATCAGCCTGAGCTTCGGTGATGATCCATCCGCAACCCTCAACCTCTAGGATAACCTCATCCTGACCATTTAGGTATGCGTCTACCTTACTGGCCTCCAGTAAAGAGGAATCAAAATAGTCGTCTGCTGTCATAATCATTTCTGCTTCTCCATGCTCATTCAAAAAATCTTCCATCAGGGGGAACACTGGCCTACGATATTTCCCCTCTCTAAACCCGCTAAAGGGTGGCTCCAGCCGCATCGCGGCTGAAGACCCTAGCTTGTATGTTTTTCCGTATCTATCCATCATAAACTCCAATGTATGTAGCCTTTTGCCCGTACTTGTCGGACACTTTAGCCTGACTCAACCGCCGCTTAGCGTGGTCAACAGACCAGACAGCTTGCCTTAACTTCACTGCTTCACTAAACCACACTTCTCCATCACACTCCATGAAAGAGTCGATGAAATCCGCGCTAATTTTGTGCAGTTCATTTAGCTTTTCTGTGGCATTCTCAACATCAGCCCTTACTTCTTTACTGGTCTTTTTGCGTGTTCTCATTATGCCACCCTAAATGCGTTGCTGGTTATTTCACGGACATAGGTATCGCCATATTCCCATGACCCGTAGGTGTAAGGTGTCTTCGCCGCAACAAACCATCTAGCGTTGGGGTTAGCCGCCTCTTTCTCAGGTCGTTGGTACTTTTTCAAAACGTGCCAAGTCCAGCCTGTACCATCTTCCCATACTTCGTAGGGATTGTCAACTTTTCTGGTTTTTCCACATTCGTTTTTCATTGTCATTCTCCTGTCCAATGTTGCTATTTAAGTTATGTAGCGTGAGCGGGACCACTTGATAATCTTATCTCACTACCCGACGCACTGTCAAACCAATTTTCTGCTTCAGCGTAAGATTCAAAGTTTAGTGAACTCAAAAAATCTAGGTGTTTTACAAGTCCGCTAGATTCTAAGACTTCTGCCCGTTCATGGTCATCTAATCTATAATAGATATCCAGAAGACCGCCGCGATTGCTTGTGCGTGGCCGCCAGATTGCCTCAAAAGACCATTTAGACAATTTCGTAGGTGTTTTTTTCATTTCAATCTCCTGTCTAGGTGAATTACCATTATACCGACAAATACCGGAAAGTCAACAATTATTTCATTATCCTTATAAATCAATGACTTAGGTAGTTATCGGTTATATTAGTAGACAAATACAATTTTTGTGATATAATTAATATCGAGTAGTTGACTCTTAAAATTATGTGGCCTGACCGTGCCACCATCAACTGAATAGCGGTTATCGAATTACGGGGGCTTAGGACGGCCCGGTAAACAGGCATAAATTGACGCATGGTGTGGGGTTTCGCCGCCTCATTGTTTAAATAAAATGGCACCTGATAAACCGTAACGATAAACCCACGTGATAATGGCCACAAGAGCCTAGCGTGATTATAGCCGGTCAATTCGGTCTTATTGACAACTATGCCCAGAATAATTATATTAGAGTTTCCTAATGGATAAGGACAAGCGACGGGTTAGACGTAACCTAGTAGCAAAACACGCGAGAAAGTACAACCGGTCAGAATACCATGAGCCAAGTGTGGTTTATAAGAGAAAGAATAAGCACCCTGTACGCGATTTTGATCCTTATGGTGGGGGTAGTACTGGTCGCTACTGAAAATTGCTTAGAGGCGCTGTGTGGCCCTCACGTGGCCGGTATAGAGTTACTCTAGACGTGAAAAAAAACCGCCCCTGAGGGCGGTTATCAGTAAATAAGGCTATTATTATTTAGTTACTTTATCATGGTGTTACAATTAGCACACGATTCTGGTGCCATTACCTCATTGCATCCGTTCCAGCCATTGTAATTATCCCTACTGTGGTCCCTATGGCAAAAATCTGAGCAATAATAATTAGCGTCTACCACGTCACCGGTGTGGTCTTCTATTAGGTGCGTGTGTACGGTTATATATGATTCTCTACTCATTTGACGGCCTCCACTATTACGTTAATTCCTGAGTCTTTACGGTAGCAAGCTAGGCACTCTATACACTTTTTGCCGGTGCAATTCTGTGGCGTGTTGTCTGCCTGTACGTTATTAAAAACCTTATCGAAGCCACGCGGAACCGCTATAGGCTTATCAATGCGCGGATTGCTGAATATCAGGATGAGGTTTTTAGGCTGCTTGTAATGCTTATGATAATCGCGAATCAGTCCAGCGCGCTTAGTCCAGATAACCACGTTACAATGCGGATTTTTGAGCGCGATGGCATGGCAGTTTATTAGGTGTGTCATATTGATTAATTCGCCATGCCCATTGATTCTAACGAATGCATGGTTTAGCACTGGTAGATCGTCCCAACGAATGGGTCTTGAGAATGCTTCGGAATTACGCTCAAATGCTGGTACGCAGTTTTTACGGAACGTCGATAGCATCCGGTGAGAATAGCACTCACCACATATGGTGTCCGTGTCTTTCTGACGTATGCAAAATGGGTTGCTAGTGGTATTCGTGTTATAGGCTGGAATACCCTTTAACTTACCGCTCATTTTAGATAGCTGGATCATTTTAATATCCTCAGTTATTGATAATTCATTGTACCATAAAAAAAGCCGCCCTAAAAGAGCGGCTAATGAAAAAGACTGAAATTAGTAGTTATTTGTTATTAAGCCCCCCGCCCGATTAGGCCACAATGAGCCTGATATATAGCTAGGGCGCGGGACCGGCTTAGGGCGCTTCTTTTGAATCTTAGTGCGCGGATCAGTAGGTTTTAGCACCTTGACCAGTGCGCCAGTTTCAGAGTCTAGATATGTGTAGATGATTTCCATTAGATTGTCTCCCTTTTGACGATGATATTATAACCAAGCTTCTTGATAGAATCAATAGTATGCTGAGTCAATGTGATAGTCCCTGCAATACTAGCGAATAGCTTGGCAGTTTCAGACACTGGATAAATGGTGCGGTTACCGTAGACGTTCTTAATTGATACTGTGATAGTCATTCCTTACCTCGATCAATCCAGTTTTGGATAGCGTCTAACTTACCGTAAAACCGTTCGGATGCTGTCATTTTATCCCACTCTAACTGATACATTACATCCGATTGCTCTGATGCTGTAAGGTCATCCCATTCATCAGTATTGTATATCTCTTTATTAATCATTGGTAGTACTCTTTAGTTAAGGAAGTAATAGGATAACCGATGTTCTGATATTGTACAGATAAATGTTTTTATGGGGTTATTAGTTCTATTGATGTTCCTACCCCAAACACACACGCCACTACTAGTAGTTCGATGTTCCATGGTTGTCGGTTTGCCTAGTTCCAGTTTAAACCCAAACTAATGTAGGGTTATTGGACCCCGATGCGTCTATCCTCCTTGTGCTTGATAGAAGAGGGTCGCTTGATGTGGCCGCTACGCCGACCCCACCCGGCCCCCTTTTTTTTCTATGATGTATGATTTTATTCTACCCACTCACCATCGGTAATATCCAACCTATATAAGAAAACGCTAATATGGCTAACGGGAAAAAAGATTACCGCAAGAAGGTTATGCCTTATGACAGGGAGGCTAAAAAGAGGAATTTAACTTTAGGGCAGTTAAATGCGTTGCGACATTTATGGCTGGTTCAAAAAATTGGAAGACCTTTGGCTGATGCTAGGGAAGGAAATAGAAGCACAAATATACCATTCCTAAAAGGGTTATTGACTAGTAATGATGATCCTATAGATTACTGGAATAATCGGGTTGCTGACAAATTTTTGGGGGGAGGCACTAGCTTGATGAGCCTACACCCAAGAAATTCTTTTCAGAGGGCTGCTGATAGTATAGAGTGGTTCCCTAGAATGAGAAATCCTCAATATAAATGGAAAATTACTGGAAGATGAAACACCTACAAGATAGAAACACAAACTACTTTAAACATCTATATTTTGCTTGGAAAACCAGCAGTCAGTTATTGGTTCTGGTTATTGTGGGCTTAATACATGGGCTGATACCTTGGGTTTTTCAAACTCATGTATCGTCAGAAATTCACAGAATAAATGGGAAATTTGAAACATGATGAATCCACATATGGCACCTCCAATGCCTGAAGCAATGCCTGATCCAGCGCAGATGCAGCAAGCAGTTATTCAACGACTTGAGGAACTGGAAGCAGAGAAAGCTGAACTAATGGCTATCCTACAACAGATGGAGGGGCAAGCAGCACCTCAAGCGATGCCACCCGCTATGGCTCAAGCGGGTCCTGAAATGGCTGCTGGGCCACCTGTGGGCGGTCCTCCAATGGGCGGTCTGCTAGGTTGACAGATAAGCAGGAATTATTCATAGAGCAGTATTGTCTTTCTGGTAATGCTGCACGATCCGCTGAATTAGCGGGTTATAGCTCTCCTAAACAGAGAGGTTATGAATTAAAAAACAAGTTTGCCTTTGAAATAGAAGAGCGAACACGCAAGCTGATACAGGATTGTGTGCCGGGTGCTTTATCCCAATTGAAATCCTTGTCAGAAGATGCAGAAAGCGAGAGCGTCAGACTAGGCGCAGTAAAGGATATTCTCGATAGGGCTGGGCTAAAGCCCACAGAGAAGGTCAGACAGGAAGTATCCCATGTGGAAACTGCTTCCACTGATGAATTAAAGCGGGAATTGGAGGCTTTAATAGGAAATGCCCATTAAAAGGTGTACATTAAAGAGCGGTAAAAAGGGCTGGAAATGGGGTGATAGTGGTAAATGTTACTCTAATAAAAGCCAAGCAGAGAAACAAGCAAGGGCTATATATGCCAGCGGATATAAAAAAAGCGGTAGAAATAGCAAGAGAGCTTAAAAAGAGGGAGCGGTTTAACAAGATCGAATTTTATGATCCGTACCCTTATCAGCAAGAGTTTCACTCTACTGGAGCAAGTGCAAACCAGCGGCTACTAATGGCGGCAAACCGAATAGGGAAATCATATTCCGGTGCCGCAGAAATGGCTTACCATCTGACAGGACTATATCCTAAATGGTGGAAGGGTAGAAGGTTCGGCGGACCTATTACTGCATGGTGTGGTGGTGTATCGAATGAAACCACCAGAGACATTGTTCAGGCAGAGTTATTGGGTTCCCCAGACGATCCAGAGGCATTTGGTTCCGGTGCAGTTCCAAAACAATTAATAGTAAAAACGGAACGAAAGCCCGGTGTACCTAACGCTAAAGCGGTGGCTTTGGTTCGTCATATCACAGGTGGGAACTCTTCTTTATTCTTCAAGGCCTATGAAATGGGTGTTGAGAAGTGGCAGGGTCGTTCAGTGGATTGTGTATGGTTAGATGAGGAACCGGGGCGAGATATATATAGCCAAGCTGTAACGAGAACCTTGGATAGACGGGGTATGGTTTATATGACGTTCACCCCTGAGTCTGGAATGACAGAAACAGTTGCGGCATTTATGAATAATATTCAGCCGGGACAATCCCTGTCAAACGCAACGTGGGATGATGCTTCCGAAAAGATACAGTCCATGAACGGAAAGGAAGGACATCTTTCTGAAGAGGTTATGACTCAGATTCTGTCTGCGTACTCTCCACATGAAAGAGAGATGCGTCGATACGGAAGACCATCTATAGGTTCTGGTTTAATCTTCCCAATACCAGAAGACAAGTTAATGTGTTCCCCTTTGATTATCGAGGATCACTGGCCCAGAATAGCGGCGGTGGATTTTGGTTGGGATCACCCGACAGCAGTAGTTTGGTGCGCTTTAGATAATGAAACGGAAACATTTTATGTGTATGATTGTTACAGAGAAAGTAAGGCAAGTCCTGCTGTCCATGCGGAAGTTATACGCAGGAGGCCGCATTTTATACCCATAGCCTACCCGCATGACGGCAATCGCAGGGATAGCATGGGAAATCCGGGTCTTGCCGACCAGTATAGAAATTTAGGTTGTAATTTTTTATTAGAGCATTTTACCAATCCGCCAGCATTGGGGCAGAAGAAAGGTTCTAATTCTATAGAAGAGGGGATAATGGCAATGTATCAGGCTATGGAGTCTGGCAAGTTTAAGGTATTTGATACACTAACAGATTGGTTTGAAGAGTTTAGAATGTACCACAGAAAGGAAGGTAAGGTGGTTCCTATTCGTGATGATATAATGAGCGCAACTAGGTATGCTTTTCAATCAAAGAGGTTTGCACTGGCCGGGCATGATCCTTCGTGGACTAACGAAGTAGAGTACCGGCAATATGGGATTATTTAATGGCTCAAAAAATTACTGAAGAAGAACTATTAACCAGAATAAAGGGCGAGATTACTGACGCTCTTGGATATAGTGATACTCTCTCTGTACAAAGAGAGAAGGCTATGGAGTATTATTACGCGCTCCCCTTTGGGAATGAGGTTGAGGGGCGTTCTCAGTTTGTTGACTCTACCGTTCAGGATACTATAGAGTGGATAAAGCCGTCCTTGATGCGGATATTTGCGTCTGGCGACGAGATGGTGAAGTTTAATCCTGTAGGTCCAGAAGATGTTGAGATGGCTAAACAAGCTACTGATTACGTCAATCATGTGTTCACCAAAGACAATAAAGGTTGGGAAGTCTTATACTCTTGGTTTACTGATGCGTTAATGCAAAAGAATGGTATCGTAAAGGTATGGTGGGATGAGTACGATGATATCCAGAGAGAAGAGTATAGGGGTTTAGACGAGATAGGTTTTGAGGCGTTAATAGCTCCTGATGGGGTAGAGGTTATAGAGCATACAGAATATCCCGAAGGCGAGTATATGCTACATGATGTAGTTATTACAAGGGATACTTATGCTGGTAAAATTCGCGTAGAGAATGTTCCGCCTGATGAGTTTCTGATTGCCAGAGAATCTAAGAATATAGAAGATGCTAGATTTATTTGTCATAGGGTAGAGAAGACATTATCCCAGCTAAGGGAAATGTACCCGGATCAGGATTTAGTCCCAGAAGAACTAGGCGGAGGTTTCAATGAGGATGAATACTCAGCAGAAAGATTAGCCAGATATGAATTCGATAAGTCTGCCAAGTATTGGAGCGGTTCTTGGAGTGGTAGTGCTGAGGCTGATGAATCCCTGAGAACCTATTGGCTGCACGAAAGTTTTATCAGAACAGATTATAATGGCGACGGAATTGCGGAATTAAGGAAAGTATGTACAGTCGGAGATTACGTTTTAGCCAACGAAGAAATAGATGAGATTCCATTTGTTTCATTATGCCCGATAAAAATACCGCATAAGTTTTTCGGATTGTCTGTTGCAGATTTAGTCATGGACCTTCAATTGATGAAGAGTACATTGATGCGAAATCTCATGGACAATATGTACAACCAGAACTTCGGCAGATACGCTGTACTGGAGGGACAAGCGAACCTAGATGATTTACTGACACAACGGCCCGGTGGCGTAGTTCGCGTAAAATCCCCCAACGCTATCACGCCCCTCGCGACTCCGCCACTGGAGCCGTACACTTTCCAAATGCTTGAATACTTGGACGGTGTTAGAGAATCTAGGGCTGGCGTATCGAGAATGTCTCAGGGGTTAGATCAAAACGCCCTGACCTCTCATACTACAGCAACTGCTGTCAACGCTGTTATGACAGCATCACAAAGTAGAGTAGAGCTAATCGCCAGAAACTTCGCAGAAACTGGCGTAAAAGAATTGATGGAACGTATCTACCAACTCCTCTTGAAAAACCAAGATAAAGAAAGAGTTGTTATGTTGCGTAATGAGTGGGTTCCCGTTAGACCTGATGCTTGGAACGACAAGTCTGACTGCACCGTTTCGGTAGCCTTAGGTAATGGGAACAAAGACCAGCAACTTTCGCATCTAACAGTGATGCTACAGTTTGCCGGTGATGCGATGAGAGGGGGGTTACCAATCGTCAATATGCAGAATATGTATAACATTGGTTCGGCTATGATAAAGAATATGGGCTTTCAAAATGTTGATGACTTCTTAACTAATCCTGAAAACTTGCAACCAGAAGGGCCATCTCCAGAAGAGCAAATGGCGCAGATGGAAATGCAAATAAAACATAAGGAATTAGAATTGAAGGCTGCCGATATTCAGGTCAAGCAAAATAAGATAGACCAAGTAGCAGCAGATGATGCTATGGATGCTAGACTAAAAATGGCAGAGCTTGAACTGGAACGAGAACAAAAGAGGGCAGTCGCAATAGGAGCAACATGAGTCGGGAAGACGATGCAAGAAGATTATTAGAAGATAAGTTATTTGTAGAAGCATTTGATACGTTGGGGGAGGAGTTGCAGAGTAGGTGGGCAGCTACCAGTGTAGAAGATGTAGCACAGCGAGAGTCAATCTGGCTGGCATTGAGACTGCTTGACAGAATCCAAGCACATATTACGTCCATAGTTGAAACTGGACACATGGCTAGGATAATGGAAAAGCAACATCCACACATCTAGGAGAAATTTAAAATGGCGGACACGCAAGAAGCCCCGCAGTTAGTAGAAAAGGCAGGAATGCCGGGTAGTATTAGTGAAGCACAAGACGCGATACTTGGCTTATTGAATCCTGAAGAGGAAAAGCAAGAAGCACAAGAGGAGCAACCTTCAGAAGAAGAAGAGTCTATAGAGGAAACTCCAGACGAATCATCGGAAGAAGTCCCCGAAGAGGAAGAAGAATCCGAAGAGGAAGAATCTGAGGATGAAGAAGAATCTGAGGAGTTTGACGAGGAGGAAGAAGAGGCACTTTATGCTGTTCGCGTAGATGGCGAAGAGCAGGAAGTTACTCTTGAGGAACTTCTAAAAGGTTACAGCCGACAGTCAGACTATACCAAAAAGACGCAAGATGTTGCCAACGAGAGGCGCGAAGTTGAGGCATTGCAAGAGCAATATAACTCCGAAGTAGCGCAGATTCAGGCGGAGCGTCAGCAGTACATGGAAGCACTGACCAATATTATTCAAAATTCGAATATGGATCAGTTTGCGAATGTTGATTGGAATTCTTTAAAAGAGAACGACCCTATTGAGTACGTAACAAAACGTGAGGAATATAGGGAAGCTCAAGAGAGAATACAAGGACTTCAGCAGCAACAAGCACATGCTGCACAAAGGCAACAACATGAAAACCAATTAGCTCATCAAAGAACTATGCGGGAAGAATATGGTAAACTCGTTGAGGTAATACCGGAGTGGTCGGACGAAGAATACAGGAACAAACAAACAGCGTCCTTACGTTCTTACGCCACTAATAATGGATTTACCCCAGAAGAGTTAAATAGCCTAGTAGACCATCGTTCAATTCTGGTTTTAATGAAAGCTCAGAAATACGATAGTCTTCAGAAAGCAGATGTGAAGTCTAAGAAATTAAAGAACAAGCCTAAAGTTATTCGATCTGGGACAGGTAATCCAGAAAGAAAGAAATCAGCAGCAAAGCAGAAACGTACTGAACAGATGAAGCGTCTTAAAGAGACAGGGCATGTTGACGATGCCGCAGGACTCTTTGAGGATTTTATAGACTTTGATACATAGGAGGTAAGCCTAATGGCAGTACCAACTAATACTCGACTACGCTACGGCGCTGTAGGTGTCCGCGAAGATTTGAGTAATATTATTTATAACATTAGCCCCACGGATACACCGTTCATGTCGGGCGCGGGACAGGGATCGTGCGACAACACGCTCTTTGAGTGGCAGAAAGATATTCTAGCTGCCGCTGCTGCGAACCAACAGGTTGAAGGTAACAACCCGGATGCGCTGGAAGTTGTAGAACCCACAAGGTTAAGCAACTACACCCAAATCAGCTACAAAGCTGTCCAGAGTTCGGGAACTGCCGAAGCGGTAAATTTTGCGGGTAGAAAATCAACCCAAGCCTATCAACTTGCAAAGCGAGCTAAGGAAATTAAGCGTGATATGGAACTCATGCTTACTGGCGAAGACCTGAAAACAGATGGTGCTTCTCCTTCTCCCGGTCCTGCTGCTGCAAGGAAGACGGGTGCTTTTATGTCTTGGCTAGGTGAGTCACCAGCCGCTACTTCAAACATCATCGACGGTTCGGCTTCTCCGGTTGCACCTATTGCCAATGTTGGCACGGGTACTTCGGTAGCAACGCCTTCCGGTTCTGATGCTGTTTTGACGATGGCTATGGTAAATGATTGCGTAGAGCAGATTTACAAAGCCGGTGGCGGTGCAGATACCATCATGTGTGACGCTCCACTAAAAGTGAAGATGTCATCGCTTGCTGGTTCAACCGTTGCTGATATTGTCAAGAACTGGGACAAAGACGCTCCAGCACATGCTGTAAATGCTGTTGATGTTATTGTCACAGACTTTGGCACTTTCCGCATTGTACCAAGTCGATTCTGTTTGGCTAACCAGTTGTATTTCATTGATTTCGATTTCTGGTCAATTGACTATCTACGTCCGTTCCAGACCGAAACACTGGCTAAAACTGGTGATTCTGTTAAGCAGATGATGATTGCTGAATACGGCCTACGTGGTAAGAATGGTCAGTCTTCAGGCGCATTGATTGGCGTCAAAGATGCCTAATATGTGAGATAGGGGTGGCCCTTCGGGGCCACTCCGCCCTTATGTTTATATACAATAGTATACCTACAGTAGTTGTACAGGACAATGTTATTACTCCTGCCGAATGTAAATCTATTATTAGTTTAGCTAAAGGTCTTGGGCTAAGAGAGCAGGAAGTAAATAAACAAGGAAAGACAAAATCCGATAGCCAACGGAGCAGTACAGGAATTGGCATAGATGTAAACTACAATGATTCGGTGCATGAAGTTACAGAAAGGTTGGCTGCTATTTGCAGGATGCCTCTGAGTCATTCGGAACCTATGAATATACAGAGGTATATTCCGGGGCAGAAGTATACACCTCATTATGATGCGGCTAGAGATAGCGAAGAGATGCCGCCTGAGTTCTATTTAAAGGAGTCTGGTAACAGGGCGGTAACAATGATAGCCTACCTGAATGATGTTGAAGGTGGGGGAGGTACGGGGTTTCCTAATCTTGGTTTTGTTGTCAAGGCATTTACCGGAAGAATTCTCATGTTCGGGAATTTAGATGAAAACAGTGATGCTCACCCATTGTCACTTCACATGGGTATGGAACCAAGCGGGGGAGAAAAATGGATGTTTACTTTATGGTTTAGAGAGAAAGAATATATGTCAACTAAAAAGGCTTTGGAGAGAAAGGGTAACAAAAAAGCTAAGAAAAAACCTAATGGGTTAGCAAGACAAAGTAATAGAGACTTGCATAGGGAAATAAAGAATATAGTAGATACTCCGGGTAGATTGCCGCTATGAAAAAATTTGAAGCGCCCAGACCTTCTACCTTTGAGGATCATGGAGATGGAACTTACAGTATAGTAACCCATCAAGATGTAGAACCTATCATAGAAGAAAATAAAAAATTCCTCAATGAATATGGTGATAAACTGACTCCCGGTAAACAAGTACATGGTCATAAGGTAGCATCTATACCATTCACTGTATGGGAGCAATGGATGACCGATACAAACGGGGCTATAGAGAAAGACCCTAAATTGTTAAAGAAATATTTAAATAACCCTGACAATAAGTTTTTCAGGACAACACCATCGAGGCTATAACTATGTGGCTATACAATCCCGGTCAACCCGGAGCGACACAAACCAACTACGCAATTCTAAACAACAGCGTTTACTTTATCGCCCGTAGATAATGGCAATTTCGACGTACACAGAACTGCAAACTGCGGTAGCTAACTGGCTTGATAGGGATGACCTATCTGCTAGAATACCTGAGTTTATTACATTAACGGAAGCAAGATTTAATAGGCTGCTTCGCATCAGAGCTATGGAAGCTGAAGCAACACAGCTTTTATCGGCGGGAACGAGAGAATATAATTTACCTACCGATTACTTGCAGATGAGGACTGTGCATTTAACGACTGATCCAATAACGCCATTAAGTTATATTACCCCTGAAATAATGGACAGGATATGGTCAGGAAGCACACAAGGGAGGCCAGCTAACTACACCATCAAGATAGGTAAGGTGTCGTTAGGCCCAGCACCTGACTCTGCTGATACGATGAAATTCCTTTATTACAAAAAAGTTCCAGCTTTAAGCGGTTCTGTAGCGACTAATAATATATTGACTGATAACCCTGATATCTATTTGTATGGATCACTTCTGGAAGCAGAGCCTTTCCTGATGAATGACCAGAGGGTTCAACTATGGGCTACTGCTTTCCAACAGTCAATCTCAGACATACAAACACAGGATGAAAAGGATCGTCATTCAGGTGATCTTAGAATCTTGAATACAGGTGGGTACTTCTAATGGCTTTAGAATCTGGCAATTATCTCAATAATCTAGTAAAAACAAACCCAACAGCGGCTGATCCAGTATCAGAGGGTGAGGATCATCTTCAGCTTATCAAGAAGGTTTTGCAGCAGTCTTTCCCGTCTGTTAATCAGGGAACAAATGTAATACATGCTTCTTCTACGGCCCCATCATTAATAGTTGCCGATGGTACGCATAAAGGCTCTCAGGGCTTATTATGGTATGATACCTCTACGAATACCCTAAAGATAAATAACTCAACAACTGCTGTTGCTAACTGGGTAACATTGGCGGTTAGCCCAGACACCAGTAATTCTGTAGACGTAAATGCGGGAACGATTGACGGTGCAGTTATTGGCGGAACTACACCAGCAGCGGTAACAGGCACTACACTAAAAGGTGATACCAGTCTAGAGTTAGCTACTGGAGCAACGGTAACAGGTATTGATAATGGTGCGTTAGGATCGAGTGCAACGCTACTGGCTACTCAGGGCGCTATAAAGACCTATGTAGATGCCCAGATAACCGCTGAAGATTTAGACTTTGAGGGAGATAGCGGTACAGGTTCGATAGACTTAGACAGTCAGACATTAGACATAGCTGGTGGCGCTAGTATTACCACAAGCGCATCAGGGCAAACATTAACTGTAGCCGCTGATGATGCAACCACTTCAGCTAAAGGTGTAGCATCTTTTGACTCTAATCATTTCGATGTAACGTCTGGCGCGGTATCCATAAAAGCCGACAGTATTGATGATACCTTGATTGACTTTGGCACTGGAACCAATCAGGTAAGCACGGCAGATGTACCGGAGCAGACTAATCTTTACTACACAGATGGTAGAGCAGATGGAAGGATAGCGGCAGCAGATGTTGGCGATCTTAATAACGTAGACACCACTGGTGTTGCTGACGATGACATTCTGAAGTATGACTCTGCTAGTGGCACTTTCAAAGTAGAGGCTGACAGAATAGCGAACCACCTTACAACTAAAGGTGACTTGCTTGCGTTCTCTACTGAAGAGACAAGGATGGGGGTTGGTACAGACACTTACATATTAACAGCGGATTCATCTGCAACTCACGGGTTTGCGTGGACTGCCCCAGCAGCCGCTGGCGACCCTGCTGGCACCGCAGTCGCAATGGCAATTGCTTTAGGTTAGGAGAAAATAATGGCTAACGCATTTAAAAACAAAGCTAAAACACTGACTAATGATACATTATCCACAGTGTTTACGGCGCACACATCTGGGGCAGCGGAGACAGTTATACACAGCCTGACTGTATGTAACACAGGAACGGCTGGAACGATCAACGCAGACATAGTGGTTACTGATTCAAGCCCTTCAGCAAGTTACTACATTGCTAAAGTGGCTCCAGTTCCAGAAGGTAGTTCTCTTGTATTTGCTGACATCAAATTAAATCTAGAATCTGGAGACATACTAAAAGCTAAGTCTTCTCATGCTAGTGGACACTTGGATGTATTCGCTTCGGTGCTTGAGATAACATAATGGCCTATCTAGGAAAATACGAAACAAGGACTGCAAACTTTAAGGTATATACCAGTAGCACGGCTACTGCTACGCATACCTTATCGTGGACACCGACGAGCAAGCAAAGTCTTCGTATTACCATTAATGGTGTTGTCCAGCAAGACGATGCGTTTAGCCTTACAGGTAATACAGTAACATTAGATGCTGCAATCTTATCGACTGATGTTCTGGAGATTGTTGGTGTAAATGAATTAGGCGGACAAGTCCTAGTCCCTGCTGACGGAAGCATTCAAGCGGGTAAGTTAGCTTCTAACGCAGTCACCACTGCAAAGATTGAAGATAATGCTGTAACCCTAGCTAAGATGGCAGATGGCACTCAGGGTGGAGTAATTCATTACGGTGCCGCTGGCGCTCCTGTAGAACTTGCCGCTGGAACTGATGGTTATTTCTTAAAGACTCAAGGTGCTGGTGCTAATCCAGCATGGGCCGCAGTATCAACAACATCAGATATTGAGTTGTTGAATACTTACGAACCTAGTGGCGTTGCAGAGGTAGTAGTTGATACAGCATCTTATTTTTCTAGCACATACAAAGGACTCAAGTTTAAGTTCATAAACATGCACCCTGTTACAGATAACGTGCATTTGAGATTCCAACTGGGTATAGGAGCCACACCTGTATACACGGGTGCTAATTTTTATACAAACTTTGGAATTATGCAAAGTAATGGTAGTACCAACTGGTGGCAATATGAATCATCTTATGGAGGTTCTGGAAACTGGGCAAGTAACTTTGCCACTCTATTTAAGGAAATAGGTAATGACACTGATGAAAGTGTTGGTGGGGAATTAGAACTTTTCAATCCCGGTTCAAGCACGTTTGAAACAGTTTATCAAAGCCTGTGTAGTGGGCATCTTTATCACGACTATATGCTGACTTGTTTTGGTGGTGGGGGCTACAATGTGTCAGACGCAATAACTGGTATTCGATTTTACTTTAATAGCGGAAATATAGACTCAGGCATCATAAAGGTTTATGGGTTACGATAATGGCGAGAACTAAATTACTTAATGGCGAGGTTGTTGCGTTAACTGCGGAAGAAGAAGCGGCAAGAGATGCAGAAGAATCACAAGCTGCTGTAGAGAAGGCCGCACATGATGCCGATCATTCTTGGAAGCGATTATTAGAATACCCATCAATAGATGAACTAATCATAGCTCTCTGGGAGGGTGTAGTAGAAGAGCGCATGGCAGCAGTCACTAAACTAGAGGCGAAGAGACAAGCTGTTAAACTCAAGTATCCTAAGTGAGTTTCATAGTTGGAATCGCAAGGATAGCCCATTGGTTTCTTATCCCGTTTATAGTCGTATGGATGAGCATAGCACCAGATGAAATGCTGCCTAACTGCTTAACAGAAGCGAAGGCACACATCGCAGATAAATTTAGAGGATCGTACTTTGGCACTAACTAAAATTGAAAAATCAAACGTAGCAGATGATGCAATTGACATTGCTCAACTAGGTGCTACTGGAACCGCCGATGCAACGACGTTCCTTAGGGGGGATAATTCTTGGGCTTCCGCTGCCGCTGGATTTGCTGCTGTTACCTTCTACACAAACACATCAGGCGATACTTGGTCTAAATCTACGAATAATCCAACAAAAATAGTTGTTGAGGTTATTGGGGGAGGTGGTGGTTCTGGCGCGGGTGCGGGTTCAGGTGGATCAGGAGGCGCGGGATCGTATGGGATAGCGTTTATAGATGTTTCTACTGTAACTACAGCAACCGTCACCGTTGGTGCTGGTGGAACTGCTGGTTCTTCTGGCGCGGGAGGAACTGGTGGTACATCTAAGTTTACCTATGCAACTGGTACAGGATCTTTTACAGAAATGGAATGCCCGGGCGGAAATGGCGGTGGTCATGCAAATCATACAGGTGGCTCGACAACAGCAACCCCTACAGGGCCGACAAATGGAGTATATATTGCTGGAAATGGGGGTGGTGGCGCATCTAACTCTGGAGGCGTAAGTCATGGATATGGCGCATCCCAAGTTGGCGGATATACATATAACTACGCTACAGGTTATGGATCAGCAAATGCAAGTACAGGTTCTGCTACAACTGGCAGGGCTGGCAATCAAGGAATGGTTGTTGTTTGGGAGTACAAATAATGGCATTAACTAAAGTAGACAAAACAGTCATAGAAGCCACTGGAACAGCGAGTGCGACTACATTCCTACGGGGCGATGGATCATGGGCTAGTGCTTCTGCTGGATTTCACCGTCAAGTCGTATACACGTCAAGTAGTTCTGCTGGCGGGTATTCTCCAGATACAGATGTTACAAAAATTGTAGTCGAAGTTTTAGGTGCTGGAGGTGGTGGATCACATTACTCTGCTCATGGCCCTGCGGTGAATAGTGGCGCTGGAGGGGGTTATGTTAGGAAGACACTTACTGTTGTAGACACCGACACAATGACAGTAACGATTGGCGCGGGTGGAACTGGTGGTGGATCAAACGCCAGTGGCGCAAATGGTGGAGATACAACTTTTGCTAGTGTATCAGGAACTAGTTTTACCACCCTTACGGCAGGTGGTGGCGGAGGAGGAACGGTGACCGACTATACGCCGGGAACATCTGGTACGGCGACTGGTGGCGATCTAAACATTGTAGGAGCGCCCGGAAGAACGCAGAACGCTGGCGGAGCAGAGGGTGGTAGTTCTCCCTACGGTTATGGTGGTTCAACAAGTGCCACCGGGATAACAATTCCGGTAGAAAGTGGTACGGGTTATGGTGCAGGAGGTGGTGGCGCTTCTGATTCAGGTACTACTGGAAGCGGCGCACCGGGTCTGTGCATTATCACGGAGTACAAATAATGAGTTATCTAGGGAACGAGCCAAGATTCGGTACATATCCTGTACAGTTAATCACTCCTAATGGTGTTGATTCAACCTTTACACTGAATGAATCTCCAACTTCAGAAGCATCGATCATCGTCACGATTGATGGAGTAAAGCAACAGACAGATGCTTATAGCGTAAGCGGTACGACATTAGACTTTGCTGGCACTGTTCCTGCATCGACTACTCAGATAGAGGTTGTCTACTTAGGGTTGGCTTCTGACGGAATCCCAACAGTAGACCAGACGCTAGGTACTAATGCGCTTATGAGAACTAACGCCCAGACCATCAACGAAGACATCACTATAGGCGCTACGACTAACGCAGTCAGTGGCGGACCTATTACTATAGCAGACACCAGAACAGTGACGATAACTACTGGTGGTAACTGGAGCGTCGTATGAGTACATTAAAAGTCAACAAGCTACAGAAGACTGTAAGCGGAGCGGCTACATTCACACTACCTACTGATGATGGAACTGCTGGACAGTATTTAAAAACTGATGGCGATGGAAACTTAACTTGGGGTACGCCACCAGACCAAAAGATAACCAATGCAAGCACTTGGAGATTGACTGCTACTTTAACGAATACAGCAGCAACTATCAGTTCTGATTTAGAGGCAGTAGATGCGCCAGACGGGTTTGCTAGTTTGGGCGATCCTATGACTGTAGATACAGGTATCTTCACATTCCCCACGACAGGGATATGGCAGATACGCGGACACTTTTATTATTGGCAAAACGGAAACGGCGGTAGTTATTATGGAACGGGCCACCTTTGGACAACTATTAATAACAGCACCTATGTAGAAGCGGCTCAATGTAGAACAAGTGATTATTACAGTTCTTATGGTTCTATGACGGTAGATTATCTTTTTGATGTAACAGACACATCGCAACGAAAGTGTAAATTTGCTATTACACAAGGGAACTCTGCTGGACAACTTATAGGTGATACCAACATCAACAAAACGTATTTTACATTTGTCAGATTGGCGGATACATAATGGCATCAAAAATAATAGTAGATCAAGTTCAAAAATCAGGCGGTACTGCCTTTACGCTTCCTAGTGCTGACGGAAGTAATAAGTCCGCAGTAATAACGGATGGTTCTGGTGCATTATCTTTTGCCACAGGAACACCAAGCGCGTCGAACTATCTTAGGGGCGATGGCACATGGAATGCTCCTGCTGAGTTTGACAGTATCTCTCTACTCTCATCTCAAGACGCTTCTACTTCTGCAAGCGTAAATTTTGATAATACACTCATTACATCAACATACAAGACTTACGAGTTAAGGTTTTTCAATGTCGTATCTGTAGATGATGGGATTAATCTCAGGGTCAGGTTTAGCGATGATAATGGCTCGTCATTTTCTTCTTACCATACGGCTGGTTACGACGGAGCATACACTGGAGCAAGCGGTGCAGGTGCTGGTTACGACACAGCAAATGACGTTGTTGGGCAAGACTATATGAACGTAGCTAAGAATTCTTCGTGGGATGCTGGTGACTCTATCGGCGGTACCATTTGGATTCAAGACCCAACAAATGCATCATTCATAACAACGTATCAATTTCTCACGTCAAATATCTCGCATGATGGAACTCCATACGTTTATCAACTATGGGGTGGCGGCATGTGGGACAACCGAAGCGCTGTAAATTATATTCGGTTTTATATGTCAACAGGAAATATTGCTACAGGAACATTTCAGCTGTGGGGGTATAAATAATGGCTAGAACGAAAATGGTCAACGGTGAAGTTATTCCGTTTACCCCAGAAGAAGAATTGGCACGAGACGCAGAAGAGGCGCAAGCCGTTGTCGAGAAAGAAGCAGAAGAGGCGGAGAAATCTGCCAGTCAGGAAAGATTAGCTTCTGCAAAAGAAAAGCTAGAGGGATTAGGTCTAACAACAGAAGAAGTTAAAACAGCTTTCGGGATATAATTATGGTCGGAACAGTAATAGCAAAAATTAAAGGCTCCTCTGCTGGTGATGACTATACGATGCCAGCATCAGATGGATCGTCGGGTGAATTCTTAAAGACAGATGGTAGCGGAAACTTATCCTTTGCTAGTGCTGCTGCTGGGTTTCATCAAATGGTTGTTAAGACGGCTTCAGATACAACCTATTCTCCTGACACTGGTGTAACTAAGTTACTCGTAGAAGTGCAGGGTGCTGGTGGTGGAAGTGGAGATACAACTGGCCCTACAGGTACATCATCAGGTGCTGGTGGTGGTTATGCAAGGGTGCAATTAACCGTAACAAGCGCCGATGTAATGAATGTTCAGATTGGCTCTGGTGGGCAAAATGCAACAACCACAGGAGGAACAGGTGGTGCTTCTTCTTTTGCAAGTGTATCAGGAACCTCTTTTACGACTATAACCGCAAACGGTGGCGCTGGTGGTGGGCTTACAACTCAAGGGGCTTCTGGCGGTTCAGCAACAGGTCCGGCTGGTGGTCTATATATTCCGGGTGGTTATGGAAGTATGGAAAACCAAAACTCTAGCGGTGGTCATAGTTGGTTTGGCTACGGCGGTATGTCAACAGGAACAGGGAATCCACAGACTAGAGATGGTGTTGGTTATGGTTCAGGAGCCTCGCAAGCTGCTGCGAGTACAGGTATTGGTGCTGATGGCGCTGATGGTTTAGTAGTTATATGGGAATACAAATAGGAGGCCGAATGGCTAATTATGCAGTAGTTAAAAATGGTGTTGTAGAGAATGTAGTGGTGTGGGATGGTGTGACAGAGTTCTCTGTAGAAGGTTCTGAGCTAATTGAAGCTACGGCTGACGCTCGTATCGGCGGATCATGGGACGGTAATGTGTTTACGTTTGTTGAACCCCCTGCCCCCGAACCTACAGCAGAACAGGTTGCACATGCTGAAAACAAAGCCAGTGCTAAGTCTAAGTTAGCTGCGCTAGGTCTATCTGAAGAAGAAATCTCAGCAGCATTCGGAATCTAAATGGCTTTAATCCCCCTTGAAAATGCTGGTCAAACTGGCATTGTTCAAGACATCCAGCCGTGGCAGCTTCCAATCAATGCTTGGAGTGATGGCAATAATGTAAGAATGGAACATGGCTCTGTTATGAAATGCAAGGGCTATACCTCTGTTATGGCTACTTGTCCAATTGCCCCCTACCATATAGTATACATAAAAGATGCCGCTGGAAACAAATACTGGATAGCTTGTGGTCTTACTGCTGTACATGCTTATGATGTTAGCGGGGCTACATGGACAGATATAACAAGATCGTCAGGAGCTTATACCGCAACATCCTCAGAAGGTTGGACCAGTTCTGTTATTGGCGGGGTTTTAATTTTAAACAACTTTAAAGATGCTCCTCAGTTCTGGGCTATCTCAGGAACTACTGGATTACCCAGCACTTCGACTGTCCTTGCTGACTTAACTAACTGGACATCTACAGATCGTTGTAAATCAATGAGAGCGTTTCGCTCTTTCTTAGTTGCTCTTAATATAGAAGATAAATCTTCTGGAACACTTAGACAATCAAGGGTAGTTAAGTGGTCAACCGAAGCGGCTATACAAGCAGTTCCTACTTCTTGGGATGAAACAGATGCTACTGTAGATGCTGGTGAATATGAATTAGCTGATACTAAAGGAGATATATTAGACGGTCTTGCATTGCGTGATACCTTTATGATTTATAAGGAAGATGCGGTCTATTCGATGACTTATGTCGGTACACCTTTTATCTTTTCATTTAGGCAGCTATCACCTTCAGTTGGGATTCTCTCTAAAAACTGTGTTGCCGAATTTGATGGAGGCCATTTTCTTTTCGGTAATGGTGACCTTTACTTAAACGACGGTCAAAAGATTACATCATTGCTTCCGCATAAAATGAGAGATCATGTATTCTCTTTGTTAGATGGAGATTACATAGATAAATCTTTTGTGGTTGCTGACTACGGCAGAACAGAAATGTTGGCTTGTTTTGTTTCTACTAGCTCAGGCGCGGATAATCAATGCGATAAAGCCCTTATATGGAATTGGGTTAATAATACTTTCTCCATTAGGGATATACCTGATTTAGCCCATATAGGTTATGGAAGTATAGCAAACCCTCTATCTTATACTACTTGGGCAGCTACTGCTGCATTATCCCCTTCCCCCTCTGGCCCTTCTTGGTCTTCTGCTACTGGAGCATGGGCCACTTCTTGGGACGATGTAGAAAATGTAATGGTCTTTGCTGACCCTGTAAGCACAAAACTGTACAGGGATGGTTCTGGCAATAAGAAAGATACGGATAACATGACTGCCTTTATAGAGAGGACAGGACTTACATTTACAGCACAAAACAACCCAGATCAGTCAACAGTAAAACGCATAAAAGCTATCTGGCCCAAGATGACAATAACTAATTCTGATTCTGTAAACTTCTACGTTGCATCACAAATGTCTACAGAAGAAGGCATTTCTTGGAGAGGGCCATTCGCGTTCAATCCTGATTCTCAATCTAAGGTTTCCTGTAGGATTTCAGGTAAATTGTATGGGGTAAAGATTGAGTCTACTACTGATACAGATTGGAGACTAGAGGGTCTGGAATTTGAACTGGACGATGCTGGTAGGCGCGGCTCAAGGAATTACTAATGGCAATGGCAGATGTAAAAAAGGTCAAGTCAGTAGTTCGTTATGAGCCGGGTCCATTACCAGACAATTCAGAAGACTTAGGTATCTACGTTGTTACGGAACTAAAAAGATTAGGAAATATACTATTCAACCAATCGGTATTAAGACTTGAGCAAACGAATACAGCACCAGCAAAGCCCCGACAAGGAGACATTAGAGAGGCAGATGGATCAAATTGGAATCCGGGATCGGGCGCGGGAATTTATTGGTTCGATGGCACCACATGGAACAAGCTGTAAGGTGGGCGTAGTACATCCAGAGGAGATTCCCAAGCTCTGGAAAAAAGTATTGCCTCAAATAGAACGGTGTGTTCCTCACTCAGAAGGGGAGATGGAATCCCCTGATTTCTATGTTGCTTTAATAGAAGGTGAGATGCAGCTATGGATAGCAGTAGAGGATGAAGAGGTTATTGCCTCTATGGTTACTCAGGTTATACCTTATCCCAATAAAAAGGTTTTAAGAGTTATTGCTATAGCTGGTGGAGAGATGGATAAGTGGTTTCACTTTCAACCAGATTTAGAAGAGTTTGCAATCCTTATGGGTTGCTCATCTTTAGAAGCATGGGGTAGAAAGGGCTGGAAAAAGATATTGAAAGATTGGAAAGATTCTTATGTTGTCTACACAAAAGAACTAGATAGAAGGTTACACTAAATGGCTACAAAAAACGTAACAATACCCAAAAGTTATAAAGGACTAAAGGCAGTCTACATCACTCCTTCAGAGGAGGGATTGTTGCGTAGGACTTCTCACCCCAAAGGATCACCCCAACCCAAGAAGGGTCCGGGTGGTCTACTGATGATGGATGGTGAGGAAATGAGAGATCGGGATTTTGCTAAAAAGCATGGCCTAACATATAAAGAGGTCAACGCGGCTGGTGGCGCAACATCACGTAAGGCTGCAAGCTTAGCTGCGGCAAAAAAATCAGCCCCTAAAAAATCAGCCCCTAAAAAATCAGCCCCTAAAAAAGAAGCACCTAGAAAATCAGCAGCCCCTGCTCCAGCTTCATGGGGAGGAACTGAAGATTCTCCAGACACAAGAATGGGGTATGACCCTAGTGGTTCTGTAGACTACACTAATACCAACCCTGCTTATTGGGCATCTGCTGTAAGGTACTTCAAAGCGCATCCAGAAGGAAACCCAAACACTGGCGAATTAGGTATATGGATACCCAACTTAGAAAAGGAGGGTGCTGAACGTACTGCTTTAGCGGCTATCGCTGGAGGGGTGACAGCCCATGTAGATAGTAACTATTCTAACAGAACCGTTGATGACGCCAAAGCCAAAGCATTACACGCTGCTAGAGGCGATGCCGCTGGTGCTGCTGGTAGCTACAGGGGTGGCGCAGAAAAAGCAATTAGACTAGCTGGCACTCATAGGGGTGGTGTTTTAACTGATACTGGTTATGCTATGGGTTCTACCGCCCCATCTGAGCATGGTGTTCATATTAAAGGTGGTAAGGTTGTAAAGGACGCTGGTGGAGACTATGTAAAGGGTGGTGGAGACTTTGGCGGCTTACTTAGCAGAGGAGATACCATAACAGGCGATTGGCTAACTGGTGTTCTTGGTCCTATGGACAGCGATGGAATGAGGATTGGTGGAACGTACCCAACGGTAAAAGGCGCTACAGGATTCGGCGCAGGAGGCACCAAAACGTCCATAGGAGGGCTTTACTCAGGAGGGGCTGACCCCTTTGCTAAGATGCCCGGTGTTGCTGATTACACGGCTTATATGGACCCCAATTCTATATTTGGAGGTTTGAGTGATAATGCCGCAGTTAAGTCTGGTTTATTGTACCAGCCTACTGCTTCTGACTACGGTGCTAAAATGGAAGCCGCTGGTATGCCTTCATTCTCACCGGGATTACTTGACAGCTTTAGTGGTGCTGGCGCTCCAACATATAGCTCTGCTCCGGGTGGCTTTATGAAGCCAGCGACAGGTGGGACAACGACTGGTAGCGGGTCAAAAATAATAGGTGATCCAGCAGCAAAATATGACATACCAGACATGCTGTGGGGTTATAAATCTTCCTTGATACCAAGATTTGCCTCAAAAGCGGAAATGGATAAATACAGTCATTCAGATGTTTATGGAGGAGTTGGACCATATAAAGGTTATTCTGGCACGGTGGGCGTTAAGCCAATGGGCGCTTTTGTAGGTGGTGATTTATATGAGATGGTCGGCGGTGGCGGGGATGGATGGTCATTACACGCCAGTTACCCAGCAGTAACATAGAGGAATAAATTATGTCAGGTGGATCAAGAGTAACTACACAAACGACTGAGCCGTGGGATGCCCAGAAAGATTATCTGAAAGCTGGCTTTAAGCAAGCTGCTGATATCTACGGTAAGGGTCCAGCAGATTATTATACCGGAAGCACTTTAGCTGGATTTACTCCTGCGGAAGCTGCTGCTCAGAAAGGTATTGCTGGTTATGTTACTGGCCCAAGAGCCGCTGGTCAACAATCCTATGCAGAAGGAGCATTGACTAGAGGTTTATCGGGAGAAATTGATCTAAAGAAATTCAACCCAATGATGGATGCTTTATCCAACCAGATGAAGAGCCAGCTTACTGGCAGTGTACTACCGGGTATAAGACAATCCTTAGTTGAGTATCAGCCCGGAGGAAGCACAAGGGGTGATATAGTTCAGACACAGGCAATTTCCGCCGCTAATAAACAAATGCTGGATAAGGCTGCTGAGATGTATGGTGGTGCTTATCAGGCTGCTCAGGACAGGGCTACAAAATGGGGTCAAATGTACCCATCAATCATGGCTGCTCCTGTTAGCACCTACGGCGCATTGGCGGATGTAGGAGCGCAGCAAAGGGGTATGCAGCAAGAAGCAATCAACAGAGATATGGCTAAGTACCAGTACGATGTCAACAAACCACAAACCCAGCTTGCCAACTATATGTCCATGATTAGTGGAGACTATGGTGGTACGACTACTCAGGTGGCACCGGGACCAAGCCCACTTTCATCATTAGCATCTATTGCTTCGATAGTAGGCACTGGTGGGTTGGGCTTGCCAATAGGGGCTATGTTTACATAGGAGTTATATAATGGCATATAGCGATTCTTGGCGCACTGCATTTGGTTCTCCTTATTCTGCTTCCAGTTCTGCGGGTTACTGGAGTTTGTTTAAGAAGAGGAAAGAACCATGGATGAGTCCTTCTCCTGCCTCGCACGGAGGTTACGTCTTTCCTAGAGAAGTGAATAGTATGGTTGATTACCCGGGCGGTGGTTATGTACCCGCCGCTGGAACTTTTACAAGCCATGACAAGAATGATCGAATTATCAATTTTATGCGTCGGACGCAGAGAGAAGCCCCTACCGATGTAGCGCCCATGATACCAGTTCCCAATGAACCCTTCGATCCTCCCCAATCTGAAGGTAATTCTCCAGATTGGAAAAACAAAGCAGCTTGGGAAGCCTTGTCTGAATTACAGTTCGGACAGGAAACATTTAAAAGTTTAGGAAGGGCTGGCGGGAAAGGTGGTGGACCGTATAAGGTTGCCCAACATAATATTGTACAAGACATTACACCATCTCAAGGTGTATTTGACCCAGAAAGAAAGAAACGATCTTGGAATCTAATGATGAGGGGTATGGTTTAAATGGCTGATAACAATTATATTACCCCACGATATAATGCACAGACTACATACGCTGCTTATATGGCAGAAATGGAGAAGTTAAAAGAAAAGCGCAAATGGGGAACTATATGGAATAATGCGGCAGCTTTGTTCGATCCTAATCATAGGGCTTCTGGTATGTTTGCGCAAAACCAGAAGAGAATAGACAGCATGAGTACGTCCGGTATGGGTACATCGCTGCAACAGATGAAGCTATTAAACGCCGCTGAAAAAGAACAGATCAGTACCGAACTAAATGCTAGGCTTTTGTCAGTAATGCCGCAATTGCAATCTATGTCGGACTTTAACGCATGGATGGTTGACCAAGGACCAGCAGTTTCTGACTACTATAAAACCTTATTGGATACTTGGAAGTCAGTAGCAGGTGAAAGAAGGAGTGCTAGCGGAGAAGCGCGGGAAAAATTTAAACACGAAACGGATGTACTTCTTCCATTATATGCTTCTCGAAAAGTAAATGAATTGATGATGCAGCATAGAGTTCCGTATCAACAGGCCGTTGCTGGTGGGACCGGTGACGAGTATATAGAAAGTATATACGATCAAGTAGATGGGCTAGTTGAGGCTGGAGAATTAGATTTGGATGCTGCTTACCTTATTAAAGAAAGGTTGAGTAAAAAGCTCTCTACTAGAACAGAGCAATTCGATAAACTGACGAAGATTAGCGATAGAGCAGCCGAAAAGCAACGTAAAATAACTGAGCGAGATCAAAAGCGATCAGCTAAATCCACTATGGAAAGATATGCTGGAAGCATTGTAAAACAGTTTAATGCTTTAAGCCCCAAAGAAAGAACAGCAGACGCCTTAAGTTCGCTGATAGCTCAGGATATGGCTGAAACAGATTTATCTAATCCTTTCGTTACATATACAGGATTGTCTGATGTGGTCACTGCTAGGCTTGGTACTCCAGCGGAAGCTAGAGCTAAGATAAACCAGTTGTTTACAGTTAGCGAAAGGATTAGACAGGAAGCTCTTCAGAAAGCAGCGGTAGAATTCCATGCAGGAGATATGAGAGAGGTTCAAACAGTAGTAAACGCCGTTTTAAACGAGCCAACACCTGAGCGTAGGCTTGCTCGATACAATGAATTGAAGCCGGGATTGATAGAGAGAATAACTAGAACCGTTTATGGTGATGATCCACTCATGACAAGAAAGCGAGTTCAATCTATAGGTGAAATTCTTGATGAGTCTCTTGGTACAGCAGTTCAGATGAGAGAGGCTATTACGAAACAAAAGGAAGAAAGGCGAGGGGATAAGAAATGGTTGTGGGAGCTAGAGGACAGGCTTAAACATAACACTGACCGTATTAGGGAAGGTATATGGAGCGATGTTCTCAAAGGTATACCAATTCCAACATCTCGCGATGATTTTAATGAAAAGGAAAGAGACTTACATACAGAGTTAAAAAAGCCTCTGTATGGGTTAAGTTCTACACAGATACAGGCTGCCCTAAAAACATTTAGAGATAACACCCCCGCAAGATTCACTACTGTACGAGAAGACAAGGTTGGTCTTATTGGGCAGATGAAACGAGATTTTTCTGATGAGTTGCGTCCAGAACGGTATATGAAGGACGGCGTAGTAGATTTAGACCATCTAGAAGATAATATAGATGCAATATATCGGTCATTAGATAGGGAGATAGTTGGTAAGAATTTATATTTGACTGAATATAATATAATGGGTAAGTCAAGAAGGACGGTGGTAAATGATGATATGTGGCATATACTTAGATTATCTTATGATCGGCCCCAATGGAACGAAGCGATGAAGATTCTTAAAGAGGATGTAGGTGACATTGCTGGAGAGATGACCAAGCTGGATGCAGAAACTATTAGTGCTTCACTTAGGAGTAAGGGTTTTGTCATACCAGCAGAGCTTATAGCCTTCAGGTACAATCAAAAAATGTGGTTAGAGAACTACGTTGAGAGAAAGGATAAGTGACCACTGATATAAGAAGGTTTGAGGGAGAATCTTACCTTGATTTCAAGAAAAGATATTTAGCATCCTTAGCTGGCGAGGCTGTTCCAGAGGTCGTAAAGGATGTAGCCGGTAGTGGTATGCAAGGAGCCAAAGTAGTAGGCTCCAAGTTTATGGATATCTTAAATGAGCTTGATAGACCTAGAGGGTTCGGTGCTGGTATTTGGGACGAGCTTAGTCCCGGAGCCGGGGACAATGTTATGGATACTAGGAGCTTCGGTCAGAGGCTTTTAGAAGGTGGTATTGAGGGATGGAAAGACCCCTCTTCAAAATCATATGGCGATGAGTTTACTAGTTACTACCCCAAATGGCTCACAGATATACCTTATCTTGGGGCAACCTTAAAAACAGGTACAGAAATAGGGGCTAACATAGGGGGCGATTTTTTAACCTATACCCCCGCTGGAGCAGTAACCGTTCCTTTTAAAATAATAAAGGGTATCTCCAACGCTGTAGCCGCATCAAAGGCTGGTTCAGCCGTGCTAAGAAGCAAGGCTGTTACCGACGTACTAGAAAGTTTTAATGTGTATACCGGAGACGCAGCCAAATCACACAAACTTGTTAATATGCTTCGGTTGGAAGACAGAGGCGCTGATATAAGCGCGATAAGAGAAGCAGCCGAATTAAATCTACGATTAGAACAAATAGCAAAAGAATCAGGAGAGACACTTCCAGATATAAAGAGGGCAATCCTAGATGCAATAGAAGCGGGAGAGACTGCGGGACTTGCAAGGTATGGCGATGATGCTATAAAGTTTGCTGATGATGAGATAGACTTTTATAAGAAGCTGAAGGAAACAGAAAATGCACATGGCATAACTACAGCAGATTTGATGAGGTCTGTTGGCGAGGACGGAAAACAAATTCTAATACCGGGAATAGGTATGACGAGGGCTATGCAGATGGGTGTTGGCGGCTACGTACCTCATATCCTGCAAAGAGGAACTTTAGGATACAAGGTAAAAAGCCTTATGCATAGGGCTATGCCGTTTACTTCTCAAAGAAAGATAGCGGGAACAATAAGCGAAATAAATGCCAAGCATGGTAGAAAGTTATTTATGGATGACCCCGTTGCCCTCCATGTGCTTAGGGGTATGTGGTCTGCAAGAGCTACAGCAGCAAGCAGGATGGTCAACAATGCTGGCGAAGAGTTCGGTATAAGGATAGGTAAGACGGCAAAAGATAAGAGCGGAAATACCGTCTACTATGATACCGCTGGAAACAAGATAGATGATACTGTCTTTGCTGATCCAATACCCGGAACATCGCAATATATGTTGCCATTAGATATGGCTAGGGTTATACAAAGACAACATAGAGTATTGTCTTCCCCAGAAGAAGTTAAAGGTATGTTGAAAACATACGACGAAATACAGAACTGGTGGAAAAAATACGCTCTAGCAACTAGACCAGCTTGGCATACTAGAAATGCCTTTGGTAACTTCTGGAACGCTTACTTCATAGGGGGGCTTACCGACCCAAGATTATACGGAGAAGCCGCCGCTATACAAAGAGCTATGAAGCAGGGTGATGATTTCCTGTCCAGTTACATAGGTAAGAGAACGGCCAAGGTCCATGTTGACCCCGCTGCGGAAGTTGCTGGAACAGGCATGACCAGACAAGAGATATTTGAAGAGGCAATGCGAAGAGGTGTATACGAGTCAGGAATGTACGGTTCTGATATAGGGCAAAGTATACTAAGACAATCCGGTAGGCAATCTAATATACCCGGAGCTACAGAGTGGAAGGGCATAAACAAAATGTTTGCCGCCGGTAAAACTCTTGAGAACAACGCTAGACTAGCTCTTTTTGTAGATGGTATAAAGAAGGGTAAATCATTAGACGATGCGGCGTTAAACGTGCGTAAGTCCTTGTTCGATTATTCTGATTTATCAGAGTTTGAAAAAAGGGTAATGAAGCGGTTGTTCCCCTTCTACACTTGGACTAGAAAGAATATACCCGCACAATTGGTAGCTATGGTAAAGCATCCAGATAGAGCCAACAAAATAAATATTATGGTGGACGCTCTGCAAGGGGATGTAAAAAAGGTAGATGAATCTGATATAGAAGATTGGGTAAAAGGCCAGTTTCCAATCATGCGGCCAGACACAGCAGAAGATACTTACACATTCATAACAACGATGTCTTACATGCCAACTGCTGAATTGGGAAGGCTATTTCAAAAGCCGGAGCAAGTTCGTGATTTAGCTGGCGGAATGCTATCCCCCGTGTTAAAGGTTCCACTTGAATTGATTATCAATTATGATACATTCAGAGGACAAAAGATTGATAAATCTCAACGTGGTATGTTTTTCGGTGATTTTGGTGAAAACTTTTTTGATAGCTATCCCGGACAAAGAACGACGGTAAAAGAATACGGGAAGGATAAGGATGTATTAGTCGGTTCGGAAAGTTTCTTGGGAATAAACATGACACCCAAGCAAAAGCATTTAGCACAATCCATAGTTCTCCTTGGGGAAGTAGATAGACTAAACCCAATGGGGATTTTTGGAGATGATGAAGGGAACAAGTCTTGGGCTGGAGCAGAGAGAAGGCATCACGATATACCAGAATCCGCTAGATGGATAAGGGCTATACTAGGCGCTAGGATATACAAAAGAAAGAAGGGGAAGACAAAGCATTCCAAGTATAGGCAGTTAGAGACTGATATACAGTTTCTTCAACGGGCGGTGGCTCAAGCAGCCAGACAAAATGATGACGTAAGGCTAAGGCATCTTAACCTACAGTTGCAGAATGTATACAAGAGAGGGGGAGATTTGTGATGAGGTTAATGATGGCGGTTCTTATGATGTTTAGTTTTAGTGCGGCAGCTATGAAGCCATTCGCGCAAGTAGTACCTATGCAAGTGCTATGCACAAAGGGTGGTCCTGAGTATCTAATACTTGAGTTAATGGAGCGGTATAACGAGGTTCCAGCTTACACTATGCAAATCTCTGTCGATCATCCACTTCCTTTAGCTATGATTATCACAGAGAATAAAAACAATCCATCCTCTACGGTTATCTTAGCCAACCCTAATCTTGGTATGTCCTGTATATTTATGACATCTAAAGATTCTCTGTTAGCAACAGAAGCAGAAAGTCTGCCAGCCAAACAACCTGAAGAGAAAGGCCCAAAGGTAGGAGTATAAATGAACATAGACGCAAAATTTTTCGGGGCAATAATTTTTGTAATTGTACAGACATGCGGTGCAATCTGGTGGGCCTCTGGGCTGTCTGCTGAAGTAGAAAGATTAGCCGGTATACAAGGGACTGCTATCCCTGCGTTAGAGGCTGAAGCAAAGCAATGTGGGATAGAAATTCACAACCTTAAAAAATTGACAGGGGATCAAGAGAAGGTTGCGGAGTCCGTTAAGAATCTGGATGTTATGCTATATAGACTGCAAACTATAGAGACTATGCTGGATAAAATTCTAGCTACAAAGGTGCGCTAATGGAAGAGCAAAAGAACGGCTGGCACATGAGCAAGAGCCTCAGTGTATCACACTTACTTAGCACCATAGCTATTGCTGTCGGATTCTTTACCTATGTTACTGGCATAGAGCAAGAGACAGTCGTTAATAAGATGGAATTAAAAAGCCTATCCGAAAGAATGGATAGAACAGACGAGAGACACAGCGAACAATTCAGTGAAATAAAAGATATGTTGAAATCACTTACAATTAAAATTGATAACTTGGGGCATCGAAGTGTTCAATGACCATTACCCCGACAGCGGCAAAGAAGATAGAGGCGATCCTGACCGATTCAGAATGTTTAAGGATCGAAGTCAATGGCGGTGGTTGCAGCGGATTCACGGTTGGCTTGTCCAAGACGAGTGGGAGAGAAAAAGACGACACGCTATTGAGCGAGAATACGGTTATAGACTCCACCTCGGCGGCGTATTTAATGAACGCGACCCTAGACTGGATCGATGACCCATTCTCCCCTACATTCAAATTCGACATCCCCAACACTAAGTCATGTGGTTGCGGTAATTCATTTCAACTTGAACCATGACAGCTAGCGCATCGCCATTAGTAGGGTTGCTTGGGACGGCTTCTCCCCCACCTACTGGTCCGGGCGGTCTTCTACCAGAATCACCGACAGAAGACACGGGTATAGAATACTACCCACACGTAGGGGATGTCGTGCCAGAAAAGCTAGGTCCATACGACACCGTTAGATTACGCTATGGCCCCGGCGGTAGAACCAGTTCTGCTTTTAGCCCAGAAGCATATCGGGCTTATCTGGCCGAAGGCATAGATGCAGCACATGCGGTGATGGAAAAAACAGCACCGCCAGACCCCGATCCATCTTTATATAGTTCTATAACAGGCACGTTTGACCCAACAGCAGCCGAAATTATAGCCGCATTAAAAATGAGCGGGGGGAGCATCCCGCCGGGGATGGACCCAATAGCATATTCAAAGATGATGTCTGGAGGCCCAGTCGTTGCACCACCACCGATATCTATGCCAAGTCCATCTATGATGTCAGCGCCGACTGCAATGCCAACGTCTTCCCCCGCAGCTACCTTTGGAGCATGGGCTACCCCGACTACAGCATTACCACCTCCACCTGTAGCGACTACACCACTAGCCGCACCCGCGCCCATGCCACCAGTTATACCGAAAGCAGCTTTGCCTCGCACAGCAACAGCGGCTCCTAAACCACCAATCGTAAGAGGGGGAGGTGCTGGACCTTATATATGCGACCCAATCACGGGCAAATGCCCTCAGAGATAGGAAAATGTTAAATGGAATCATTAAAAAACTGGGTAAAAGAAAAACCCATCTACGCAGTAATAGTTGGTGCAATCTTGGTGTCTGTGCTTTACCACTTGTTCTAATAGGATGTACGAGCCTAAAAAAAGCAGCCATGATAGGCGGCGGCTCGTTAGGAGCGGGTGCGATTGCCTCGATTGCGACATCGGGGACTGCGCCTGTGTTACTGGCCTCAGCGGTAGGTGCATCTGCGACCAGTGTAGGTGCGGATATAATGACACCATCGAAGAAAGGAGGGGGTATGGCTACAGCAGCTAGTTGCGCTGAAACAAATTTTTGGGATGTTATCGGTAACTTAGTGGAGATGGGCGGATGGTTACTAATATTAGTAGTTTTGATTCCAATGGTTTTGGGGTGGATTCTCCCCGGCCCATTGGAGCGCAAGAAGAAGTAGCATTTACATCCTATAAAATATGTCGCGTCAAGTGGCGTGACATACTTGCTTCCAACGAGTGGGAGAAGCATACGGACGTAAAGTGTCCTACACTAGAAAGTATAGGGTGGCATGTCTATGAAGACGATGACACCCTAAAGATAGCCAACACCCTAGATTATGAAGATTGGGAAGGTAAATCTACAGACAAGCCAGTACCCTATGGGATAACAGCGTTTCCCAAGGGGTGCGTCGTAGATGTAACCTACCTCTAACCTAAGAAAATGAAAAGAGCAAGACCAAGCAACACCAAGCTAAGAGCGTCCATGCTATTTCCTCCCTTTTATTCCGCATTCTCTGTCCTCTATATCTCTTAATATAGCCTCGTCTCTATGCTCTGGCGACCTAAACGGCCCCGGATTTATAGATAAATAATTACGTTCTGAGTTAGACAAGAGGTATCCATACTTAGCCCCCGGTCTTTTTCCCATCTTCTCCGCTCTCCAGTTTCCTATTCTCCCAAATTCCCTGTCCCACTCTATCTTGTTGCTGTATTTGCTCAAGTTTTCTTTGCCTCGCATATTCATCTAAAGATATTTTATACATCCTCTCAAACCATTCTCCCCATGTACCACCCTTAGGGCATGGCTTATATCGGTTTCTCCAACAGAACCTAGCAGAATGTAAAGTTATTAATTTCTTTTGTTCTTCTAGGTATTCCTTACTTGGGTTTAACATCTTCTGGTATCACCAGTACATAAATCCTACCCTCTATCCGCACTATCCATTCTCCTCTTTCATCATGTAGTATACATTCAGCTACCTCTGTCTCGCAAAGGTGCTTCATTAGTAGATCAACCTCATCTAAATCACAATCCATTATCTAAGTCGCCTATCCTCATGTTCCACATATCAACAATTGTTTTGAAGTTGTTGCTCCAATCTACGCTACCCATCCTATGAAGGAATGCATTATCCATGTACTCCTTAGCGCATTTATCACCGCATAACCAAACATTCTTTAGCCCGTAATACTTTCCCTTATCCTTCCTGTCAAACTCTAGGCTAATAAAAGCATATCTATCAGGCTTCTGGTGTGTGCTTGTCGCAGCTACAGAAACATCATAGCTGTATTGCGGCGGAACAGTTCTCCTTTTTGTTTTTACCTCTATCTTTTCCCCATTATACCACAAGTCATAGTCTTTGTCATCTTCAACACATACGCCTAGATGATTAGCTAAGGCAAGCTCACCCAATCTACCCGCTAGGTTCCCGCCCCCTTTAGTGATAGAGTTATTAATACTACCCAGATACTTGGCCCAATCTTGGGCCTTCTCTATCATCTTCTGATTGTATTCTAGCTGCTTCATGGTCTATAACCTTTTTAGCATATTCTAAATTTACCCTAAAGTGTTCGTTCCCTAAGCCTTCTTCAACGACCCTTCTGTGAAAGAGAACATCATGCACATTCTTTTCTAACAGCTTGCAATCTTCGGACATCTTGTAGTACAGGCATTTATATCTTCCCCAAGTTTGGGCAGCAGACAATCTCTTTCCAACATCATCTGTCTTTCCTATCTTTATAGAGTCCATGTCATCGCTCTTGAAGATGTAAACATATCCTTCCTTTGGGTATATTATACTTTCTCTTGGCGGATTCTTATTAATCTCCTTGTAAATTTTAGGTAGCTTTTCTTTTTTCTTTTTTAGTAGCTTTTCTTTTTTCTTTTTTAACGGTACTACGTTGGTATGTTTTATATGCTCTTTCCATGCCTCCCCAGCCTGTTTAATACATTCTCTCCATACTGGACCGTCATGCCCCGGTTTGTCAGGCCTAACTCCGCCAAGAGATTGGGCGTACCTCCTCTTCCAATTCGATTTATCCATCCCGGTAACTGGATCAGGATAACGGTTTCGGAATTTATGCGCATGTTTTGTACATTTTTTACAAGGCCGCTGAAGCCCGTTTTTAACATTATTATCTACTGAAAAATTCTCAAGTGGATTCATGTGATCTGGATATTCTTCCGCACACTCCCAATGACCCTTGTGACCACTACATCTTTTAAGAGTAGACAAGATGATCCCTCTCTTTTCTTTTCTCCATTTCTGCGTTCATCATATTTAATAAATGTAACCACATCTCCTCATGTAAAACAGTATCCGATTCTATCATTGATTTCTCTATCATTTGCCCCATCATATCACTGTCTACCAGATGATGCTCTACTAAATCAGTCATCATTTCTATAGCAGCGTTATAATGGAAGATCACAGTAGAGGGTAAGTAACTCATCTTAATTCTTTTATCCTCTTAAACAAAGTATACGCAGCCATAAACGCTTCAAAGTTTTTATCTATATCTTCAGACCTTACAGCCTCAAATCTTCCCGTTGCCTTGTCGCACCTAAGGATGTAGGTTGCTTCAACTTCCTTACCATGTACGTCCTCAGCGGCCTTAGCATACGCCGCAACCTGTAAATGATATTCCGGGTAAACCGCTTTACTCGTCTTCCAATCAATGACACAATACTCTCCGTTAATTGTTGCTCTGGCATCTAATGTGCCAGCATACTTATATTTCCTATGGTAAAGCTTCTCCTCTGCTGAGTGCCACTCTACCACATTCTGACCAACCCAATCCCTAAATGCCTCTATAGCATTGACCGCTTCTTCCTGTTGGGGAAGGGGCATTAAGTCCTCCTTTGTTATATCCCCAAGCTTAAAGCTAATAGCGTTCTCTACCCAATCGTGGGTAATGTTGCCAATGTTTAAAGCATCCGTTGACTTGCTTCTGTAAGCAGACTTGATGCCCTTCAATAAGGGTTCCATACCCATAGCTGACTTATAGATGTTTGTTTTCTTTGATGAAGATTCTTCATCGTGGAAAAAGTTTTTCTCCAGCCAGCCTACACCAACCTTTAAAGCCCAAGGGACTAAGGCGGGTTTAGATATGATATCAAGTATCCTAGTTGCACTAGGAACTACTTCATCCTCTATTTTGTAGGAGTGCAGCCGCCGATCAAACCTTAGATCGACGGCCTCTCCATCGTGGTAGTTAATTTTCAAAACGGGACTTCATTGCTGACAGTATTTCTGGCGGATTTAGCAGAGCCATTATATGCGCCCTTCTCCTCAACCTTCCCCGAAAGGAAAGTGTTTCCACCTGCGCTTTGCTTTTTCCACATAGCAACTCGCATTTCCGTACCGTCAATAAGGGCCTTACCAGTGTAATCTGGTCGTGCATCATTCCCCTCTTTGTCATTAACAAAGATAGAAATATCACCCTCTTTCATTTCGTAAGCCATCTATATCTCCTATATAAGTTTAGTTTCTGCGCGACGAGTGGCTTGTTCTGTACGCCAAATATCAATCTCTAACTCGCAACGCTTCAGTTCCCATCTTAACTTCTCTTCCTTTTCGATTGCAACCGCGATACCATTAATTGTTTTGGTAACTTCCGGTCTTACCGAAACCCAATGCTCCTTGTCTGCTACAGTCTTCCCTACAGCTTGACCATACAACATGGCTCTTTGAGTCTTTTTGAACTCCTGCAACTGGTATGAATCAGCCTTAGCTTTAGCATACTCAGGCGCAAGCGCATCAATTCTTTTTAAAACATCGTCCATCATATCTCTATTATACCTTCGTTAAATGCTTTGTCAAGTGTTTTTAAAATAAAAATACCCTGCCAATCCATTAGCTCGTAGTCTCCCCTATGCATAGCGTCGTGGCATTCATGGCATAGTGGCATGGTTAGCCAATCACTAGCCTTGTATCCAGTTCCACCAGATAAGGGAGCTATCCTTCCTTTCAAGTGATGCGCCACTACAGTACCGTCAGCAGCGCCACACTCTATACAGGGTAGCGTAGCAACCCATTCAAGATACGCTTTACTCTCTACCCTCTTATTCTTCGGTATCGGTGCCCTCATGCTTGTTGATTTTATCCTCATTGTGTTGGTTAATTAGAATCTCAGCATACCTGATAACCTTTCTTAGATCGCCAACAGGGTCGCCCTTAAATCTCCATCGTGAGGCATACTTGACAATGTTTGCGCTGCAAAAGTCTAGGTTATTAGACATTATATACTCTATCGGCTCAATGTCAAGCATCCTGTAGTGTCTATCTAAATCCCGCATACGCCTGACAAACACTGTTCTTCACTGTTATCTTCATAAACTACTCCCCTTTTTGCGTTAGCTTCCGTATAAGGTACTGGTGTTATAGGTTGACCGCCCCTCGCTCCATCAGGATATACGGTTAGACCCCTAAGGCCATGAGCATACTTGCGTATGATCTTAGCAAACTCCGACACCTTACTATCGTTGTTTAAATCGCTCCCCCATGCTGGCAGATTCAATGTAGAGCTTATCGCATGATCTACATATTTCTGTAGCTCAAACTGAAACTTAATCCTACGCTCTGGATCAGCCGCTAAATCAACAGCGGATTCAATCTTCTCAGGGTCTATTCCCGCGTTGATGAGAGTTTCGGCTGTACCGTCAACGACAAACTGATGTTTCCATTTGACTCCATCTGCAAGGTAGCGTCTGCGGTATGCCACGGCGTAGATTGGTTCCACACCTGAGGTTGTTCCCGCGATAATGCTAATAGTCCCTGTTGGAGCAATTGCTCTGTATCCCTTAGGACGACTGAGAAAAAGTCTGTCGCAATGCTCGTCAGCGGATCGCTTGCTTTCTGATTCATATACTTTCATCCATTGTTTTAATTCATCTGTCATTTCATAGCGGCATCCACGCTTCAACAACCATTCATGCATACCCATTAAGCCAAGCCCTATACGACTGTTCTTTTGCCTAACCTCTGCTACCTTCTCGTAAGGCACTTGCGCCCGGATTAAACCGCATACCAAAAACTTAGAAGCAAGATTTACAACGCTCTTAAACTCGTCAATGGAATCAATGGCAGCCAAGTTGACGCTACCAAGATTACATACATCACTATCATCTTCAGAAGTGATTTCAGTACAGGCGTTTCTAAGTGTTTCATTTTCATTTGCTCCAAAGTTAAAGGAGAATCCCGGCTCTCCCGTCATCATAGCTTGTCTTACGTTCTCATTGAATACCTCGCTACCATTACCATTAAGCCAATCAGAATCGTAATTTAATGACACGTTCATCATGTCTAACGGCGCTGGAAAGTTAAAGTCTGCCTTCTTAGCGTCAGCTAAACTAATATTAGTACCCGGCACGTTCATATCATGCCAGTTCTTTTCTTTTAATAGGTTGACAGCATCTTCATGTTGCCAATTCAAACTACCATACAATGCAGATCGCCTACTGCCGCCCTGCATAACATTACGGCCAACCTCATTAAGAGTTTTCAATAAAGGGATGGGGCCAGAAGCTACACCACCCGTGCGCTTCAACTGTCTACCGGATGGTCTTGCTATAGATACATCTACACCGATCCCCCCTCCGGTCATTAAGCAAGACATTGCTCTTTGTGTAACTCCGGCCCACTCTTCCCTAGTATCCTCCTCTAAACGCAACAGGTAGCAGTTATTATAGAACCTAGCTTCCTTACCAGCGTACCATAAGTATCTGCCGCCGGGAATAAACTTGAATTCCGAAATGTAATGCGCCAACTGATCCCTGTCTGACTTAGCCATCAGATTATTTTTCTTACCATCCATATCACCACAAACACTATTGACTACAGTGTTAGACTTATCAGCCCATGTCTCGTAGGGATT